GTTTTAAACGGACCACTATAGTTATAACGTTCAATAGTAATTAGTTTAGGACAAAAGCTCTTAACCCAGCCCTTTTCAAATTCAATACAGTAGTGACCTGCACAATAAAGACTCTTGCTCTTATTGCTCTTTGTAAACAATGGTAGCTTATTCTTTAAGTCGTACATAGGGTTAAACGGAACACAACTAGTCGGATAGCCGTGACAGTCTTTTTCGCCTTCTTCTGGAGCATCTCCAGCAGTCCAATTAACTTTGCCTACGTTGTCTATTAACTGATCAAAACTTGAATATACTTGCACACCGTCACTGCAACTATATGTATAACATTCTTCATTTGCACTTAATGTGCCTACCTTTGTACCGTTTTCTTCAACGATCCAAAACTTATTTTTTAAAACTTCTTTTGCTTTTATTGTCATGATGGATACCTCGCTTGTAATGGTTCTGCAAAAATTGCCGCCTGGTCTGCAACTCGTTGCATATCCCACTTAGCACAAAACTTCATAAGACGCATGCCTACTTGAGTAATTGTCTTAGGAGTCATATGTTCTTCAACTACGTTATCAAGTATCTCTCTAACGTCTGCAGGTTGTGCAGTTAAGTCGCATAATACTACGTTACGCTGATAGTCATCAAGCACACGATGTTCAGCACCATTATGATCAGTCCAACGTTGTAGCATCATGTTATTCCAGTTGTAGCCTTTAGTGCCTTTGTCTTCGTATGCTTCAATAAGACCAACCTTGTTCTTAGTGCCTTTCTTACGTACACCAGGATAAGCACTAAACACGTTATCACTAGTATCACCACGCATACACTTTTCAAACAACATAAAGTCAGGATGCGGTGCAGGCTTAGGCTCTTGTGTCTTCTTATCAATAACTTCACTACCGTCATCGTTAAAGTAGCCTTCGTGCGTGATAGTTACATTAGCAATGCCATTGTACTGCCTACAGTTAGGACTAACAAGTTGTGCAAAGTCGCCGTCTGTACTAATAATAACATGATGATCATTAGGATGTGCTTGTACCCAACCTGCAATAAGATCATCTGCTTCTAAACGTTTGTGTTGCATAACTGTACAGTTAGTCTTTTCTGTAACAAAGTTCTTAAACTCGTCAAAGATCTCCCAAAACGCAGTGTCTTCATCTGCTTGTGTAGGGGTTAGTTTATCACGTGCTACTTGCCTGTTACGCTTGTAAGGCTCGTAATAGTCTTTGCGCCAGCTACGACCTTCTAAGCAGAACACAACATGATCAGCGTTAAAGTCGCGCCATGCCTTTTTAACACTGTTAAGTGTAATGTGTAGCGCCATACCTACTTTAGTATCAATATCGCCACGTACTACATGCCGTGCTCTAAAGAAAGTATTTGCTGTGTCTACTAGAATGTATGTGCTCATATTAACCTCTATTGTAATTTATATTACTATTATAACATTGTTTCTGATTGCTGTCAACTAACTTCTGACTTACCTTTATCAATCGGAACTACGTTAATATAGCCCATATCTCTATCAACTGATTCTGCACCTTCTTCTAAAATTTGCGACACAACAGTTTTAAACCATCCGTCTACAATTTCTTCATTAGTTTCACCGCTGTATCCTGCATCAAGTAGTTCTTCAATAAACTGATTGTTCCAGTCGATCTCAAAGAACCCGTTCTTAATGTTCTCTGGATTTACTTGTGTGTCAAGTACAGCAACCCATGCTTTACCGAGTCGAGTAGCTTCTTGTTTCTCTAAGTCCAAAGCCGCTCTACGATTTGTTTCTAACTCGTCAAACTCACCTTCTGGTGTTTGCGCAACTTCTTCTTTCTTACCTGTTAACTTATCAAACCATTTCATATTAAACCTTTCTCCCTTAATTCGTCGTCTAAGGCTTTCTTTTTTGTAGGAGCCTTCATTGCTGTTTTATGTTTATCGTTAATGTAATTAGGTGCCCCAGGCATTTCCGAATAAGCTGATGTGTAGTCTAGGGGTGAATCGCCATCCTTTTTCCATACAAACTTCTGCAACTTCTTGAACGTTAAGGACATACTCTTCCGAGCGTCCCCCAAGCGGCATACAATATACTGGACACTCAACGCCTGCATCACGATATGCTTGCACAGCTCTACCGGCTTCATCAATATCTGCACGATCAGCAACAACAAATTTAAGATACATGTCGCTATCATCAACAGTGGAATAGTTAAGAGCAATATCAGGCTTGATAGCATCTTCCCAAGATTCTCCGCTAACGGATAGCTTAGGCGAACAACTCCATGTAACTGTAATTCTATCGCTATCGTTGAGATAGTTGTATAGGTCGTCGTGTAATACTTGTGTAGTGTTTGTTTCAAATGTAACATTTTTTAAATCCTTCATACGTGGATGCTCAAATAGTTCTACATACAATCGTTGCCACGCCAACAAAGGTTCGCCACCTGTCATAATTAAGTGAATGTCTTGTCCGTTATCCATTGTCCACTTGCCTTCTGGAGTAAGTGATAACAGATGTTCAACTACTTCTTCAACTTCTGCAAGTTTGTTAAAGTCTTTAAACTCAGGATAGATACTTGCATAAGTATCACAGCCTGTATGAATAATAGGCAAGTCTGTAAACTTTTCAGTCTTTGCAATAATACCATCATCAAGCAAGTCTCTTACTTCTTGATTGTATCGTTGCCCTGCTTCGTGCTTCTCGGCACGACTAGGTTCATCCTTACCAAGTCCAAAGTTCATGCAACGAAAGTTACAACCGAAGGTACGCAAGAACACACTGGGTACTCCTACAAACTTACCTTCGCCTTGTACACTATAGAATGCTTCTGAATATCTTAGTTTCATAGTTGTTCCTTATGATTGTTAATTAATTATACATTCTATTTAGGTTATTGTCAACTTAAATTTTCTCTTAATGCTCTTCTATTTAAGATTTCTTTTATAAAAAAAACTTGATGATTGTCATAGTAATCTTTCTTTTCAAATGCTCTACTAGCATCATCTAGAGTCGATAACCGTTGCAGTAGTACAATAGTATAGAACTGATTGTGACTGTTTAAGCACCATAAATCAGTATTTCTACTGTTGAGACCGGCATTAATACTAAAACATCCGCCTTGCAATTGTTGTATAGTCATTACATTTTCGTCAGATTCCATAGCAACTATAACGACATCGTATGTATCGTCAAACTTATCTGCTTCTTTATGTATAGTTGCCCAAAACTCATAAACGTTAGTAGTATCTGCCATAACTGTTTTTAGTTTGTTGCTATTAACAGTAGGTTTAGCGTAAGGGCATTTGTTGTCCGCATCAACAGCTTCGCCCCAGCTTTTAATCCAATCATCTAACTTAGCATGTTTTTCCACGGTATTTAGGTCCTTGTTAAGTGTTTTAAAAATTTTGTTGCAATTAATGAATGATACTGTTTAGTATAATGTTCTTTGTCGCTAGTATAATAAGCGGTGTGATCAATGTGTTTATTTCTAAAATATGTTTCTACACTTACATCACACATAGTAGTTGCTTTTAACTTACCATAAAAATCAATCTCTTCTGGAAACTGTAATCTATCTCGCATCTTAAACAAGTAAATTGGTATGTTTCGATCTGCACACATGTTATCCCAAGTGTACACATCTTTAAAGAAGTCACGTTGCTCTAAGTGCGTATTAAGTTCAAAGAATGTTTTAATTTGCATATACGTTGCTTCTCGTATATTAGGTTCTGTTAGTCCGTCTTCGTAGTTAAATGCAATGCCAGGAAACTTATCATAATCTTCTGCTATTGGTTTTTGATATAACTGAAAGTAATCGCCTACAGTAGTTGCATCTATATACCTATCACTTAATCCGTCTTTTGATTTGCCTTCATAGTGTGTAAACTGATCAATTGGAACAGTTTCGGATAACATCTTACTATTGTGTGCTAAAATGAATCTATTAAGACTACTAAGTAATACAATAACTTCGTCAATGTCGTCATACTTCTTAAACATACTACCTAACCAGTCCGAATAAGATCTGTTATTACTTCCAGGCATAGCATATACTACAACATTCTTATTATGCACTTCTCCGTAAAGTTCGGCGTAATTGTTATCTTGCCATACTGTAAAACTGCCAGAACCTATTTGCCCTGGCAGAGTATTGTATCCGCATGTATGACTATCACCTATAAAAAGTGTTCTACCCAAAATATTTCACCAACATTTCAATACGATCTTCTGCATGTGCCATTTTATCAAGTTCTTCTTGAATGGCTTCTACAATGTCACTATGCTCACCAATACCTGTAGCATTGTTCATGTAAACCATAATGTTTGTCTTTGCTCTTTCGAGCTCACCTTCGGCATGCATACGTGCCGCTTTTACTAATTGTTCTTTCAAGTTCATAGTCCTTTTCCTTTTTGAGGCTCTGCGTCATCTTTACGATAATTGCCTTTGCTTGGTATGACGTGTCTTACCCCGCCACGGGGATCTTCCATATCGCCATTGCGGCGAGGTATTAAATGAATATGTGGATACATTACAGTTTGACCAGCGGCTTCGCCTACATTTTGTCCAATGTTAAATGCATCACAGTATCCGCGTGTCATCCAGTCATGGCCCCATTTGTATGCGGCTTCCATACACTTAGTTAGCCCTTTCCAGTTTTCTTCTCTAGGAACAAACAACACATGACCTTCTGTTACCGGAAAGCCGTCTTTGTAAACTGTGTAGTCTTTTGTTTCAATTAGTACATCGGTCCAAGGTTTAGTCATTTAAATCGTCCATTGTTATTGCCATATTAAAACTAATAGTTGCTCGTTCTGCATCAACTTTTTGTTCAGCTACTAAATGCTGTAAGTATGATGGAAAGATAATTAGTCTACCTGTTTTAGGCTTAATACTAAACTGCGGAGTAGTATATGCAGTTATTTCCATATTACTAGCCCAAGGCCAGTTACACTCTTTGTTCTTATCAATAAATGTTAGTGTAGCATCTTCTTCAGTTGCTTGCACATAATACACTCCGCTCCATGTACTTGGAATATGATTGTGTGGCATGTGTGTACTATATAGTCTATTAATACTAAACCAACTACCTGTAAAAATTAGATCATTTTTTAATCCAATAGCCTTGTTTGCTTCTATAACTGACATACTTATAAACTTTCGAAGATCAGAAAGCATAGGGTGATCTATAATTTGTTGTTGAGGATCGTAGTTAGCGTAGCCGTTAAGACTATAGTTGTTAACTGCGGTGTCGTCTCTTTCAATCTGTTTCATTAACGGTAACAACGATTGCTTAAGAGATTCGCCGTTTTCAAATTCAGTACCAAATACTGGCACTGGAAATAAATCCATTCTATCCAATTTAATACTCACTTACATTTTCCCAAGGATAAACAAGCCATACATCTTCTTCTGCTTTGTTAATTTCGTGGCAAGTATAACTAACTGGAACTTCGGCATTACTTGCACTATTGTCTGTTAGTGTAGCAAAGCGAACGTTGTTACCCCATACTGCATTCCATCGATCATGATCCATTGGCATACAGCCGGTTGCCCAGTCTTCCTTGATCCAGTTAAAGGTTGCACCAGTATCGTTGATATCATCTACAATAAGGATGTTCTTTGGTTGTTTTTCATAACCAAATGCATCTTCGCCCATCCAAAGATTACTTTCAGGACCGTGTTCATCGTCACGCAAACTTACTTTAAGTGTTTCACAACGGATGCCAGTCATGTTACTAATAATAGTAGCAGGAATGTTTCCACCCCGCGTAAGGCCTACAATGTAATCAGGCCGCCAGTTGTCAGCGTACATTTGATTAACAATGCTTACGCACATACGTTCAATGTCAGTCCAGCTGTAATAATGTTTCTTAATCATAGTTAGTCCTTAGTTAATTATATCAGGGGTTATTAAGTCTACGGTGTTTACAACTGTCTTGCCTGCATATATTGCAGTTGTTGCAGTTACATCTACTATTGCCGCTGTTGTTGAACACCCAGTAAGCAATAATAGTACAAGTATAAAACTAATATTAAACATTTTTTTTACCTTTATAGTCTTGTAATACTAAGTCGTACATCGATTTAAAAGTGCTATACGCGATATTTAGTGCAGGATAATCGTTGCACATTTCTTCTATTTCAGTTACTTTAAGATATGCTTCAGGTCCTGTAACAATATTAATATCACTATTAATTGTAGTCGTTCCGCTATTAAAAGTTATTGGATTACCGTTAGTACCTGTTATTGTATAGTTACTAAAAGTAGTATCTATTGTACTAGTACTTGGATAGTTACTAAGATCAATAGTAATAGTATCTGTATTCGTGCCGCCAGTTAGATCTAATTCGTATTGATATTCTATTTGATTATTCGCCGTTAATTGCCTCGTATAACTGTTTACCGCTAAAAAACTCTTTGTTAAGTTTAGTAACTTGTTTATTAATATTAGGAAGGAAGTCATCGTAGTTTTCCATGTACTCTACAATTTGTGCAACTACTTTGTCTCTATTATGCAAGTATACGTCATAGTCCTCAGTCCACTCACTTGGGTATTTAAATACGTCTAACCCCATTTCACTGTAGCTTAGTCTATCAGGTATCATAGGAATAGCATCTACCAATGCACCTTCGTACCAACTAATGCCAAGTGTTTCTTGCAAGTTAGCACTAAACACCATCTTAGCTTCACCTAGTAAGTTATGATATTCGTTCTTAGTAAGTTCTTGATCTTGACAAACAACAAAGTCATATTGTGGGAGCAGTTGTGCTAGATCTCTAAAGATCTCAACTTGCTTCTCTGGAGCAACACGATGTGGAAACAAGATTAAGTCTCGCTTCTCCATGCCTTTATATTGCGTTAAGCTATCCTTAAGATACTCCATAGGCCATCCGACTCTAATTGCTTTGTCCATATCAACATCATAACTATCCATCATTGTATCTGTAAATAAATCAATATGGAATTCACTTGCAAAGAAGTTGTCATCATAACATTCATACATTGACATTTCAGCGTGACGTACCCAAGGCTTATCGCCTATAAGTCTGCCTAAAAAGTCTTGCGGATCATAACTACCAGCATGCCATAAGCCACCGATAGTAATGTCGACGTTTAGTAACTCTGCCATATACTTTAATTGTATAACAGTAGGGTTCCAAGCGTCTGTGTATAAGAAATAGTCCCCGTCTTTGACTTGTCCATTACAGAACATCTCGCCGATAGTTTCTAGTTGTTTACTTTTGTATACGTTAGTACCACCAAAGTTAAGAAACGCCCCAGGCGTAGTTGCCTGAGGAGTCTCTCCACCACTAATAACATTAACTTTTTCATTTGTAGCATGTCGCAATTGTTTAGGAAGATACTCCTTCCACTGTGCAGTGTAACGTGTATCAACAGCTTCGATATCTACAATATGAATAGTCATTAGTTGCTCCTTGCGTTCTTCCGGGCCATTGCACGGAGCCATCCTTGATACTTATTATAGGCAATCCATACTGGTGCCTTATCATTATACATATCTTTTTCATTAAAGACTTTACCTTCAAAACGGCAGTAGTCACGAAACTTATCTAAATCGTTGAACACTTTATTGTACGCATTCCGATTATATTCGATTCCCATCTTTTAGATTTCCTTATTAACAGCTTTGAGCTGGGTTTGGTTTGACTCACCACCCTTATGCAGGGTAGTAATTTGAACAGCCATTTTCGCCATCTTCGGCGACATCAATCTCTACAAAGCGGCTTGGGTACTTTGCGGAAATTTCTTCGTACAAGTCATCTGCAATCATCTCGCATGACTTGTGGTTTAGTTGTATTACATCTTGTGCATACAACCGTTCGATCCAGCGTTTAAACTGAATGAATTCAATATCGCGATCATCGTGAAACACTTCGATGCGAACTTTAAAATGAAAAATATGGCGATGCGGAACACCTAAGAATGATACATCATCCCAATCGCCAGTTGCTAATTTAGGATCTGTGTCAGCACCTGGATACATATGTACACCTTCCTTACGAAAGGTTACCCAGATACTTTTAGTTGCTTCTTGGTTCATTCTGTCTTCCTTCATTCTGCGTAAGATATAGTCATGATAGCGTTCTTGCATATTACTATTATACTTTCACTTTAGGACTTTGTCAAGCCCATATTTGCTCCAATCCGTAAATTTATTACGGTCCATTAAATCATGCAGGCTATGGCACCAAACACCTGGATTAGATGCTTTAAAATCTTTGTCATCGATTTTAATCATTGTATTATAATTCCATTGTGCAACATATGGAACTACAATACGAAGTTGTGGAATGAAGTTATCTACTTCAGTTAAGCCGCCATCTAAAAACCATTCAAGGTTAATACCACTTGGAATGTCTAGGCTACATAGTATACCTTGATCTGTAAACGCACGGATCATTAAATCCCAGTCTTCAAACTCCTCTGATGTTACGGGCTGATAACTGTGATTGGCACCAAAGAAAATATGTTCGCAACCTTCTCTGTTATAAAATTCCATAATATCATGAAAGCTCTGAATGCCAGTTACAAACAACGTCTTCATCCCAAATGCAGGAGTCTTCTCAACTTCTACACCTGTAAAGAAGATGATGTCGTTTGCTTCGCCTGTGTCGTAATCTCGTTTCATTGTAATCCTTGTTGTATCAGATATGCGTTAATACGGTGCATTTCATCTTTAAGATAAAGCTTCATAGTTTTCATTCTGCGAACTTCTTCACTTACTGTTATGTTGCCAAACCGCGTTTCTATTTCAATGTCGAGTTCTCTGTGCTTACGCTCAAGTTCGCTATAATGCGCTCGGAGTTTATCTTCAGTGTTTTCAAAGTTGCTCATCCGTTAATTCCTCTAGTTTTAATTCATCTAAAGTATCTTCTTCTGAATTGTCTGGAGTGTCAACTTCAAACAACGCTTCAAAAAACGTAGAGCTATTTACAGTCTTCTTTCCAATAGCGCCACGTGTGCCGGGAATAGCCATCCAAAACTTTGTATAACTATCAATAACATCTAACGATTCTTCTCGGGTTGTCTTAGAAAATATTTCTTCTACAACATCTCTAAATAAGATCCTGTCAAACTTTTCTTGTACAAGCATTTTAGGAATAACACCAGCGTCATATTGTCTGTTAGCTTCTTGTACAGCGTTAACATGAGTCCATACATTGTGACCCATCTGTATAGCATAACTAAAGCTATCCCAGCTAGTTGAGTCTTTCTTACGGACAATAGGAGCACCAGCTTCATCTAAGACAGGTTGATCATTTTTATCAAGTTCAACTTCACCTGCACTTACTTTAGGAACATTAATTTTATTCCTATCGCCTTTTGCATAAGTGCAAATATCGTTAACTAACAAACCGTCAGTTAGTGGACTATCTTCAAAGTTCTTAAAGATTCCATCTTGTAATGTTGCGTCTTTAAATGTTCGGGTGTCGTTAGCGTACTTTAGTTCGTCAACACTAGGAACCATGCGGTAAGTCCATTTACCTCTGTCTGGTGTTTCTACTGAAGTATACACTTGTCCGTTAGCTGTAGCTAAGAACGGACTTGCGCAATCAAAGGTAATCATAAAGTTTGGGTTATAGTACTTGCGTACAGCCCGCTGAATGTCTGTAAGCAAGCAAGCCCACTCTAGTTTACTTGTGCCTAAGAAGTGCATTACATCGTGTACATCTTGCTGTAACAGGTTATCATAGTGCAACGCAACTAGACGTTTAAGAACCAAATGCACATCGCACATATTTTGTCCACCCATTGACCAACCATTAAAATGATTGTCAGGATACTTAACTGGATCACAATAGTCTTTCATTTGCTCGTACCAGTCATCAGCGTCTGCATGATTCTCACCTTGCAATACGTTAAGGAACTTACAAGCGCCTGTTCTATGCTTCATCCAATAGTCGTTATTAATACGGGTAGCTGCAACTGCTTCTTGATATGTGCTAATGCCAGTAGCTTTAGCACCTGCAGGGCTACGTGCAACCCAGGCTGGAATATCTAAGATCATACCATAGTCCATGTATGCATCCATCCAACGTAACACTCCGTCGCGCTTCTTTTGTGCCTTAGGACAGTTAGGATCTTTCCAATCACCTTCCCAAACACCTTTACCAATTTGAAAACCACCTGAGTCACCTAGCATCCAAGTGTTTTCTCTATCTCTGTTACGGACCATATCTTCTTTAGGACTAAACTTATTAACATCAAGTTCAGCATGTCCTGCAGAGTAAAGCGTCCATTTGTACTGGAACGCTCCTTCTGATTTATTAAGATAGTTAAGACTTTCCATATCATTAGCAAAATTATTAGGTATACGAGAAGCTGGAACATACGGACCTTTTACAGGATCTGGGTATCGTTGCTTGCCTACATATGTTGCATAGAAACCGCTAAGTGCAGGCAGAAAGTGTGCATAGTCTTGTTGTGCTTCTGTTAAATCTTTGTTCATCTAATTTCCTATAATATTTTGTGCTATTACCATCATACTAAGCCAAATCCACAAAGTGTTAAATCCAACTAGTGTAGGTAATAGTTTTTTATTACTTGCCCAAATAAGAGACAAGCTAGTAACTAGTGCTACAAAATATAATTGCCAAATATTATTTCCAAAAATAAGTGCTGGAATAATTATTGCTGCTTTTGCGATCCAACTTGCTGCTTCAATAACATTGTAGTTGGTCCAGTATTCTCTAGTGAACCAGAGCTTGTAACAGTCTATAATGTTGCGCCAACCAGTAACAGTATAAATGAAACCGGTTAACGCCAACCAACTTAGGACGGCAAAGGTTATTTGCGCCGAAGTCATATTACTTACTCTGCGCTGGTAGAATATAATCGTATGTTGCCATACCTGAATCAACACTAATCTTCATAGCACCTTGATCACTAATGCTCATTGTGAGATCGCCAGTTAAATTAAGTACTGCTTGTACTTGTGCAACAGGCCAACTCCATGTGTGCTGTAGCTTGCCTTCTACTGCGTTCTGGAATACAAACTCACCTGCGTGTGTACTTGCATCTCCAAAGCTAAACACTAGATCAGTTGCACCACCAGTTACTTTAGTAGTAACATTAAACGTAGGCTCTTCTGAATGTGCAGCACTCATTAACTTCATGCGCCCAATACTAGAAACGCTAGGTTTAAATTCTACTGCCCAAGCAGCACCTTTGAATGTTACAGTCTTCAACTTCTCTTCGATAATTGCTTTGTTCATAAAGCGATAATCATTTTCAAAGTCACCAGCATTGTTTTCAAAGTGAATGTGCGTTGGAATAGTTTCGCCGTTACGTTCTGCCTTGACTACTTCTAGTTTTGCGCCTTTCTGATACTCTGGATTTTTTAAGTGCAATGCTAACTTATCTAAGTTAGGCATACCAAAAGTGCCTTCAAACTCAGCAACAGTTGAATGAGTCTTTGCTGTTAAAATAACACTACGATCTTCTGCCATTGCATCAATCTGTGTTTCTGCTGTGTCGTTGCTCACTTTAACTAATGCTAAAAAGCCTAGCGAATGTGTGTGTGCAACTACGTCTTGTAAAATGTCTTTCATACTTTTTCTCCTGTTATAATGTTTATTATAGCACCTAAATCGGTGTCTGTCAAGTCTTTTTCTATACTGTATTTAGGTTGCCAGCCAAGTGCTTTCATTTTTTCTATGTTAGCACAAGTCCACTCTCGCTCTGTTGGGGTATTTAGACGAACTGGCAAGTCCGTTACTAAATCTCGGATCCTTATAGGAACCCCAGTTCCGATATCAAGTAACCCATTAACGTGTGTATTAGCTATTAATAATTGAATAGCATCTACTACGTCATGTAAGTGTACAAAATCTCTATGGTGTGTAGTAACATACTCTAGCGTACCATTAAATAATTTATCAAAGAACATATTCTCGCGCGGTTGATGTGACCATACAGTATGGAACCGCATACCTAGTGTATTAGGGTAGCGATCAGCAAGTTGTTCTAAACAAAACTTAGATGCCGCATACGGATTCAAATCAGGCTCGTAAGCACTACTACTACTTGCGTATAATATACGAATATTTTGATAGCGTTCAAATAATCGTCTACTTGCTATTATATTATTTGTCCAATATGCTGCTGGATCATTTATACTCTCGCGAACACCGCTCTTTCCAGCCAAATGTATCACTAAGTCGATGTCTACTGGCCATTCGCAGTCGAGTAAATTGTCGCCTTTAAGTAAGTCTATGCCATGTACATTATTGTTTACAGCAAGTGTCTTATACAATGCTGTACCAATAAAGCCTTTATGACCTGTTAATAGTATATTCATTTAAATGTCCTAAATTACGCCATGTTTCTTGCCACCCATCTACAGGATAGCATCCTAGTGGCGACATCTTCCTAACTTCGTGTGCAAGTGTGTAATCATTTCCAGATTCGTCCATCCGATCACCAAAGAAGTATAAGGTATCAGTTTCAGCAAAGTCGTCTATAATCTGTGCTTTATCTTTACCAGTTGGGTAAATGTCAATGCCAGTGTCACCGCCTGCGGTTGCAGTAACTCCTGGAAACAATTTATTAAAGCTATGTACTATTTTATTTCGCTCATTTTCATAACCATCATATACTACATATTTTGCACGTTCTTCTAGATTAGCACCACGTCCGACAATACTAAAGTTACACATGCCGGTGCGGTGTTCGAAGTGTTGTCCTGTGCGTATAGTAAATGCACTTTCAGTAAGTTTTACAGTTAACCATTCATGCGCTGCTTCGGGTAAAACCCAATCACTACTTTTAATAACTACGCCTTTAATCCATACTTCGTTACCGCTGCATTGATAAACGCGAGAACATACATTATAAACAGTTTCGCCTACTTGCTCTAAGGTCTTCATACGATCGCTTCCTGTTACAAGATACACTGCATTCTCTTGACAGAACTCTATAAACCAGCGTTTAAATACTTGATCCATTTTCCCGCGGCTTGGCGTTAGTGTGCCGTCTACATCAAATATAAATCTATTCATTGTGATAACTCATAAGGCAAATTGCTTCTTCGTGATCTTTAATGTATTCGTCGAATAGCACAGTGTGACAGTCTTCTAAGAGAGCAAACCGATCAACCGATCTATACTCTAATTCACCTTGTGTTGTTATACTAAGTATTACTAGGAACCACATTATTTTTCACTCTCTGCTACTCGTTTGCGCAAATCACTTGTACTAAACCGATGATCTCGTTTATTAAAATGTAAGTCAATTTCTCTACTACGACAAATGTCTTTACCAGTAAAGTCTTTATCTCTATATTCCTCACCAAGCACTCTGACATTAATATTATACATAGATAGAATGTCTTCTAAGTCCTTTTCTGTACCGTAAGGGATTATCTCATCCACATAACTTACTGCTTTAAGTTGTGTATAACGCTCCACAACAGTTTGTATAGGAGCGTTCTTCTCCGGACGATCAT